TGTTATGGCGCTTCATTGTCATCATCTTGATAGTAGTCATCATTATATTCTATAGCTGTTAGGCTGCAAGTTCCATTGTTTGAAGGCTCTATTGATTGAATTAACGCTTTGTAACCAACTGTTGTCGATTCCGCGAATATCAGCCTGGCTGGCTCAATAGATAAATCAGTTATCAGATCAAAATCAATGAAGGCCAACGGCACGCTTAACGTGTAATCGTCAATTTCTACCGGCGTTTCAATGCCGGTAACCGTGCCATCATGCCTGCGAATGATCACGCGCGGTGCTGTAAATGTCCAATCCAGGCTTTCTGAAACTGTTAAGATTGCATCGGCACCGTCAATTTCCATGCTCTCGATAATCACAGACCTGTGGCCGCCTTCCTGGACATCATCTGACAATACAATGTGGTCAAGATATTCATAGCACAGCGCGTCCATTTCAGTGCCGCATGAAAAACTTAGGCGCTGACCTGCAATCTTGTGCAATCGCCTCATTCCAATGCGCCATGCTCTTGTCTTGTTAGTCACACCGATAAGCTTTATCTTCTCGACCTTCAAGCCTGGAGAGCCATCAAGCCTGCATTGTACAGTCTCATTTTTCCAAGTATCCTCGCTTCGATACTCAACATCAACACCGTCGAAATCATCAGCCGATGGGGCAATAAATCCTATTTTCAGCTCCTCTGTCATGTCGTGAGGCGTTAGCATTCCGACCGGCTCTTGAATGCCCTCCCTGATTGCGCTAATCAAGCCATGGCTTAAATTGATATGGCTTGTCCCGGCACTCAAAATCGTTTGCAACATATCGCGAGCTGTAGTGCTTGATTCTATAGCCGCATCGAATGTCTCGCCCCTTGGTGTCCAGTATGTGTCCTGCAAATCATCAAGCGTGACTGTATCCACAAGCGCTGAATCAATGCCAAGGCTGTCTGTTAGCGTTAGCACGGCATCTTTGATTGAGCGTGTATTTCCGCCTGCGTAAGTCCTGTCCGCAACAAGATTTATCTTCCTGTTAGACAGTGCTGATATCTTATCGCTATTATTTATGGTAACGCCAATCGACGTAATATCAGGGTATGAATCAGGCCTTTCTGTTAGCTTTGATCGAAGTCCGTACCAGATTATCTTATCCCTAACATTACTGCCCGTTTCGTGAAATGCGCGCCTCAATCTTACCTCTGGGCGCGCTATTGAAGAGCCTAGCGCTATTGATTCAGTAAACCCAATTGCGTCCTCTGTTGCGTCCGTATAATCGTACTGTGTAGAAGTCCATGATCCTGCCACATCTGCATCGCGCCATTCAACAATAGCGCTACGTGTTAGCTGTTTGCGTGTGCCGTCTTTTTTATACCAGCATAGGCCTTGCGGAAAGAATATATCCACTTCCAGCGTGTCAGACGCTTCATTTTCCGGGCAAGCTACAAACGGGCCTAACCACTCAACCACAGTTGCATCGTCATAAGTTATCGAAAAATCATAAACCATGCGCGTATTGAATCCGCCCCATGTTGCATCTACCACGCCGGTATCATCTAGCCGCTCAAGTTCTATTGTCAGGCCTGAACCACTAACAATCCTATATGTGTAGTCTCTGTACGATATTGCCAGCCTGATAGCTCCGTTTGATAACGATGCAAATGGCGTTGAAAAATCATCGTCCAGTTCGATGTAGGCAAGCTGTTCCGCCGTTCCACCAGTAGATGCAGTTCCGGTGTTATAAGCAGGGCTTGCTCCGAATATCCTGGCTGGGTCTGCTGATTGCGTTATAGCCAGTCCAGTGTACGGGCTTGCAGCCTCGACTATTTTAATCTTTCCAGACAAGTCAACTGCAATCAATCCACTGCCATGTAGCTGACTTGTTATATCTGCCACAAGTACAGTTATTGTCTCGTAATCAGCGCCCAAGAATATCGTGTACGTGCTGCCATTGAATGTAACATCCCACGTTTCGCTTGTTGTTATAAAGTCAAAGGTTGACGGGGCGGCACTTGCCGTTATGTATGATGCAGAGCCTCCAGTACCTGCAACCGCTGCAACATACGGCGAATATGCAACAACCACTAGACTATAGTTAGTTGTGTCAGTCGATAGCGTTACAAGCATTCCGTTAAACGGTTCAAGTTCGCTAAAATCACCTGTTATTCTGTTATACGATGCCGGTGTTGACACTGTGTAATTGTTAGGCAGCTTGATAAATAAATCAGTTCCAGTGGCAAATGAAGGCCATGACGGACTTTCTCCGCCTATCGTTAGGTTGAACCCTGATAGCGCGGTATAGTCCGCAACAATTGGCTCGTCACTTTCGTTTGTCGTTGCTGTATCAAGCCCTGCACTGCCAGAATTTGTACTCCCAACCTCATTGCACACGTACCAGTTATCAAAGCGGCTATCTGCTGAAACGTCATCGCCAGGCGCATAAATAGCATAATCAACATCAGTGTCGAACGATGCAAACGGCGTATCACCAATCTTTAGCAAATCTTCATCTATCGAATATTCGCCAATGCCGACACATAAAGCAGTCTGTACCTGCAACCTCCTTTTGTCGACAAATCGAGTTATAGGGTTTACGAGATATGATGGGAATGTTTTATCTTTTCCAAGAATTTGAGGCACTGGCTGTAACAGTTTTGCTATGTTTGCTTCTGCCCCAGCTTCGCCTAACTCTTTTCCTCTTTGCGGAATTTTTGGTGCGTCGCGCATCATGCTTTTGGTAACGAAGTACGAAACCACCATCACAACTACCATGTACACTGCATACGTCCAGTCCAGCCTTGGTGCTGGATATATTTTCACATCATCACTATTAGTTATTTTTACAGTCAAATCCTCCTGAATTGTGCCATTCAGGTAGACAACAATCGGGTGTGCTTCCTGCGAACTAACATCTTTTTTTGCCATGCTGGATATGAAATTAATCAGAGAAATTTCTTTACTGATTACGTGTGTTTCTAACGGCTCACCCTCTAGCATTGAAGGGTATATTTTAACACTCATCTGTAATACTCCACGCGCTTAAATCTACGCTCAAGCCTGCGTATTGGAAGACATATAACGCCTGTATTTAGGCTTATTTCAAGCGCTGAAAGTATGCCATTAAAATCTACCACTATTGCAACATGGCGCATTAAAGAGCCTTTGTAACATGCTGCAATACAGCCAAGTTGCGGCTCGCATTTTTCAAGCGTTTTGACAAAATCAGCCCATGCCGAATCCATCGTCCCATCATCTTTTTTTGCATTTTCCCACGACGGCCAAGCCGGAAGGTTTAAATCTTCTCGCACCTTCAATACAATCCCATAACAATCTACGTTAGGCCATTCTCTTCCGCATTCAACATATTTACCGTGCAAGTATTTTTCAATCATGAAATATACCTAAGTCCGGGGTAATCAATGTTAGTGAAAAGCTTTCTAGGCCATGCGGTATCCAGTAAATTGAAATATCCCGCCGTGATTGTTGCCTGTGTTGCTGTCCATTGACCTGATTTTATTTCAAGCGGTAATGGGTTTTCCGCCGGTGCGGAAAGGTCAGAGCTAACAAACTGCCTTAGCGTCACATTCATTTTTGTGTTTGTTGCAAGATTGGCTCGAATGAATGATGAAACTGAGCCGTCGATATTACACAGTGCAAACTTGATATCTTGAGTGCCGTCGGAATTCCTTGCTGGTAGCGCTGTTTCCATGCCACATGCCGTGAATGTCACAACGCTGGAATCCTCTAACGTGGCAGTGATATCTTCCCAGCCGCCAATCAGGTTATGAGTTGTCGTGCCGTCGGTAATTGATAGCGTAATATAGATGATATCGCTGCCAGCGCTTGCATATAACGTTTCTAACACACTCATACAAAAGTACCATTTATTGCCTGATCAATGACTTCGGCATATATGATAAAATCAGGGAATTCTCCCAAAGGCGCTGCAACAATAGCCCTTTCGTTAAGCTCCAAATCTGCTGAAATTGCCCACATATCAACCCCGAATAATGACGGTCCGCTATACATGCTAACAAACCTTGCTGTATATTCCATCAAGCCCATTGGTGTTTGCATTCTGCACTCAAACCACTGCGTGCCGTCTAACAACACATCTCTAAACCATGCCTCAAATGCCATGGCCTGTGATTCATTAAAGTTCCACGTTGCGCCCCAAATTTGCGGTACTTTACTGTATGTCCTACGCACTTTTGCACGCCCAGACTGCATTGGAGTGCGCACAAAAGGACTTACTGTGTTAGCTTTAAAACCTCCCCTTGATGGGGCTGGTAGATTTGATGGGTAGAATATTGTCATCTTGCCGCCCTTCTCAATCCGAATGCCGATTGCATGGCTTTGCTTGCGTCGCCATCTTTTAAAATGTTAGCCACAAACACATCCACAACCATCTTGCCGTCAATGTTCCTGGATTGTGTGCGCCCAGCTTTCGAGGCATCTTCATAGATGTTAACAACCGGCGCAACTGCCATGCCTTGGCCTTTCGTATGATCAAGAATCGTTTCGTTAGGATGAACCACTGCAAGCTTTCCGCCCTTGCCATCCATGCCGCCAGTACGTGTGCCATAGCCTGTAAACCCACCGCCATCGAAGCTTGCTAATGTTTGCCCCATGATCATCCCTGCCGTTGTGTAGCCCATAATTGCTGCTGATGCTATATGGGCTTTTCCAGCAAGCGCAAGCATTGGGTTTCCAACACCTGCCCCTAATTTATCATAAGCCGCTTCAAGGGCCATTGATGCTTCAAGGCCATATATTATCGCATTAGCCGCTGCCAATGTTTGTGAAGCTACGAAAAACGCTTTACCTATACCGCTACCCTCTTCAAACAATCCACGCATCTGGTTAATCTGCGTAGATGTTATAGAAACGATATTATCCATGGTGTTAAGTGTTGCTTGCTGCTCTTCACGCTTTTGTTTTTCGATTATCGCGGCGCGTTTTGTCGCGTAGCTTTCCGCCTCAGCAAGCATTGCAGCATCATGCACTTGTTGAGATAAAAACTCTGTTGTTCTTGCTTCGTCAATGATTGCTTGTCGCTCGATATGCTCTTTATGCAATGCGTCAAGCTCTGCATTTCCTGTTTCGCCGCCCATGGCATTCATCATGCCGACAAAACCTTGGCCAGCTTTTTCCTTGGCATCGTCTAACCGTTTTTGTGCATCTGCAGCAGCATCTGCCGCCACTTTTTGTGCATCAAGGCGGTCTATTTCATTTGCTAACGATTGAGCATGTTTTAGCGTAGTTGCATCCGCGCCTTTCATCCTCAAGTCGTACATTGCGACTTGGCTTGATGTCATGCCCCATGTTTTGTGTGCGCGCTCTAACGCTGTTACTTGGCTGTCAATCTCAATCTTTAATTTTGCCGCTGCATCGGCTGCTTTTTTAGCCGCATCCTCTTTTGCTGCAAGTGCCGCCGCTTCAGCTTCTAACGCTATTTCTTCAGGCGTTTTTCCGCCAGATGACATTCTTTCATTGAGAATATCTTTTTGTTTTTCTAAAACGTTTATTTTTTTCTCATAAAATGCTATCGCATCATCTAAATTTTTAGCTTTAGAAAAGGCCATCAAGTCAAATGCAGCGCTACCGCCTTTATCCTCTTTTGCAGCATCAATAGCGCTTCTTATCTTGAATATCTTAACTTGAACAGCATCAAGATTGCGCATTGTTTCTGGACTTCTAAAGCTATCGAACATTGCAGCAATAGTAGTGGTAGCCAGTGGCACTGTTTTTAACATCCAGTCAATCGTGGCCTTAAATTCAGGCTGGAACTCACTCGTTAGAAATACAGTAGCGTTTTGCATTGTGGTTTTGAGCAGATCAAAATCGTCTGCAATATCGCCAAGCTCATTAGATGCCTGGCCAGATATCATTAACGATTGATTGAACTGATTATAGCGGTCTGTGAGGCGCTTAATTTCTTCGCCGCCATCTTTCAGTAGCGGTATTAAACGACCCGCCCCACGCGAAACGCCGTCGAATAGCTGTTGCTGTTGGGAAATAGGAATATTGGCCGAGTCGAATTCATTCTTAAGCTTTTGAAGAACGTCTGGCCCAGACAATCCGCGCAATGATTCAGCTGTTAGCGTTGATTTCCCAGCCAGGGCGGTAAGTGCATCATTAATGCCACCTTTACCTGTTAGCTGGAATTGCCCCAACTCTTTAAGTGTCTTGCGGGAATGTTCAGCCAATTGCTCCATGGATACGCCGCTGGCATCAAACGCATAAGCAAGGCCTTTAAATTCTGCTGCTGCCATGCCTGCAATGTTAGATATCTCAGTGAAATTATCTTCATATTGTGCGGCCTTTATGCCTGCAAAGGCCATTGCTGTGCCTGCTGCCACAATGGCGGATGCCGCCGCGCCAATCGGTCCAGCAAGCGCTACAAATGAAGCGCTAATTCCGTCTGATGTTTTTTTGGCTTGGGCTTCGGTTTTTCCAGCCTGGTCGGCAAGGTTTTTTAAATCATCCTTGCCTTTTTTTAGTGGATTTGTATTTACGGAAAACGTTAGTTCGGCAATGTCTGTCATTTTTTCTTACTCCGAGCTAAGTGGTCTCTTATTTCTTCACACATTGCGCCGATATATGCGCTGTCAATTTCGCGTAGTATAAACCATTCATCCCGATTTACATCTGTAAGCGTTAGCTCTGCCCATGCCAGCCATTCTGACGATTGTATTTTTTTAGGGAATCCATCTTTCCATATTCGCATAGTGTTAGCGTCTTCAAACCACTCTAACAAATATGCACCGGCTACTGGCCGTTCAAATGCCGGTGTCTTATCCCCGCATCCAAATCTTTCATTTATCTGCCTTCGTGTTTCGCCATTGCCATCAGGCGTATCGTAACGGCACGATAGCCTAACATATTCGCAAAGCTCTACACTTAGGCGCCGTAAAAAGACTTGATGTTATAAATCTCATACTGCAACTGACTGTAAAAAGCAGGCTGTTTCAGTATCTCCATCATGACAAGCTGATCAAATTTAGGCTTCTTGCCTTTCCAGTTGGCTTCCTTTTCCCATCGCCAATCTAACACGTGTGCTGCCATGCGTTGACGGTCAAGCTCTGACTCGTCAATATCTGCGCTTTTTGAATCTTTGTTTTTATCATTAACCAAATCTTGCAACTTCCTGGCAGATGCCTTCACGCGTCTGTCGAATGT